TACAGTAATCGTATTAGGATAAAATGTCCGCCTCAGCAAATACTCATTATATCGGTAGTAATAATAGAATAGATTTCTATGAAACTGCTCACGGTGTGATTCCAAATGGAAATGCTAACACAGCAGCAGATGACTGGACAGGATTTAGTTTAAATATAAATCGAAGTGTGAAAGCTGGCAGAACATTCACAAATGAAATTACTAGCACATATGCTTTTGTTTATACTGGTGGATACTATTATGGCGGTGTTCTAGCACCAAATGGTGATATACACTATGCTTATGGCCAAGGTAATAGAGGGCAGAAAATATCTGCCAGTGGTATTGTATCAACATACAGTCTTGTTTATACCATTGCTGCTGATAATGGTTATTCTGCTTATGCTGGCGGTGTTCTAGCACCTAATGGCGATATTCATTTTGTTCCTCACAATGCTCCGGTTGGACAAAAAGTATCTGCTAATGGTACTGTATCAACATACAGTCTTGTTATATCGGATGGCACTACCGGTTTTCAAACTGGAATGCATATTGGCGGTGTCGTAGCACCTAACGGCGATATTCATTTTGTCCCATGGTCTGCCAGCAGAGGACAAAAGATATCCTCTGCTGGTGTTGTATCAACATATTCGTTGGTTTATACAGGCAGTTTACTATATGCCGGCGGTGTCGTAGCACCAAATGGAGATATTCATTTTGTGCCTTATTTTGCTAATAGAGGTCAAAAAGTATCTGCTAATGGTACTGTATCAACATATTCGTTGGTTTATACTACTTCTAGTGCTTATTTTGGAGGTGTTTTGGCACCAAATGGAGATATTCATTTTGTGCCTTATGCTGCTAATAGAGGTCAAAAAGTATCTGCTAATGGTACTGTATCAACTTATAGTCTTGTTTATACCAATGTCGATGGTGCTTATTGGGGAGGTGTCTTGGCACCAAATGGTGATATACATTTTGTTCCTTCTTCCGCTGATAGAGGTCAAAAAATATCTGCTGATGGTACTGTATCAACTTATAGTCTTACTTTTACTAGTGCTACTGGTTCTCATTTAGGTGGTTTTTTAACTCCTAATGGTGATATACATTTTGTAGCATATTTAGGCGAGAGAAATCAAATTTTACACACAAATTCGGCAAGACCTTTAGATTTTGGTACTTGCGCTTCACCCTATCTAAATAAGTTCTAGTATGACAGCAACATTTAACATAGCTCCTAGATGGGTAGCAGATACAAAAGAACTGGGTTGGGGAACTCTTCCTACTGCTAATAACAGTAATGTCGCAACTGATCTTGTTGCTTGGAAAGATTTCCAAAACTTGTTATATAAAAGCTTTGCTAAGGGCAAGCTTTATAGTACAGATATAGTATCTACATACAGTCTCGTTTATACTACTGGATTCGCTTATGCTGGCGGCGTTCTAGCACCTAATGGTGATGTACAATTTATACCTTATATTGCTAATAGAGGCCAAAAAGTATCCGCTAATGGTACTGTATCAACATACAATCTTGTTTATACTGCTACCAATGCTTATCTCGGCGGTGTTCTAGCACCCAATGGTGATATTCATTTTATACCTTCTAGTGCTGATAGAGGACAAAAGATATCTCCTTCTGGTGTTGTATCGACATATTCTTTAGTTTATACTACTACTTTTGCTTATTTTGGCGGTGTTCTAGCACCTAATGGTGAAATACAATTTATACCTTATAGTGCTAATAGAGGTCAAAAAATAGCACTTGATGGTACTGTATCAACATATAGTCTTGTTTATACTACATCCAGTGCTTATACTGGAGGTGTTGTAGCGCCAAATGGTGATATTCATTTTATACCTTCTAGTGCTAATAGAGGTCAAAAGATATCAGCCGCCGGAGTCGTATCAACTTACAGTCTCGTTTATACTGCTGAATTTGCTTATTTTGGTGGTGTTATTGCGCCTAATGGTGATATTCATTTTGTACCTGGTAGTGCTAATAGAGGCCAAAAGATATCTGCTAATGGTACTGTATCCACATATAGTCTTGTTTATACTACTGGTAATGCTTATTTTGGCGGTGTTTTGGCACCAAATGGCGATATACATTTTGTGCCATATAGTGCTAATAGAGGACAAAAGATATCTCCTTCTGGTGTTGTATCGACATATTCTTTAGTTTATACTACTACTTTTGCTAATCTTGGTGGTATTTTAACTCCTAATGGTGATATTCTTTTTATACCTTATAATGCTAATAGAGGTCAAGAAATATCAACAATGGCATCATCTTTCAGTCAAGGCATATGTATGTCTCCTTGGTTTAATAAATTATAACAATGGCAAATATTCGCAAATCATCACCTAGTTTTGTAGAAGAAGTTAGAAATGAACTTCAAGGAACTTTGCCTTCTGGCAATAACAGCAGCATTGGTACCGATTTTGCTGGTTGGAATCAGTTCAAAAAAATTCTCGATGAAGGCATTTCGGCCGGAAGCGTTTTTTCAAATCAAATCATATCAACATTATCTTTACCAGTAAGTGTTGCTTCAGCATATAGTGGTGGTGTTCTAGCACCTAACGGCGATCTTCATTTTATACCAAACTCTGCGCCAGTAGGTCAAAAAATCTCTGCTGCTGGTACTGTATCAACATACAGTCTCGTTTATACCACTTCAGGTGCTTATCTTGGTGGTGTTCTAGCACCTAACGGCGATATTCATTTTGTTCCGGCTAGTGCCAACAGAGGTCAAAAAATTGATAGAAATGGCATCGTTAGCACATATTCTTTAGCACATACAACCTCTTTAGCTTATGGCGGAGGCGTACTTGCACCAAATGGTGAGGTACATTTTGTTCCAAGATTTGCAACTGTTGGACAGAAAATATCATTAGCAGGTGTTGCAAGCACTTACGCATTAATATATACAACTGGTGTAAGCAAACACGTTGGCGGTGTTCTAGCACCTAATGGCGATATTCATTTTGTGCCTTCTTCTGCGCCAGTAGGTCAAAAAATCTCTGCTGCTGGTGTTGTATCAACATATTCTTTAGTTTATACAACAAATATCAGTGCTTATTTTGGAGGAACAATAAATCCTAACGGCGAAATACATTTTGCACCAGGTAACGCTTCAGTTGGTCAAAAAATTGATATAAATGGTGTTGTTAGTACGTATACTTTGGTATACTCATCAGGTTCAGGTGCTCATACTGGCGCAGTTTTGGCACCTAATGGCGATATTCATTTTATTAGAAACACAGGAAGTTCTGCAAGAGGTCAAAAAGTTGATATAAATGGTGTTGTTAGTACTTATGCTTTGGCACTCACAGCAGCATCAGGCGCATGTTTCGGTGGCATTTTAACCCCTGATGGTAAAATATATCCTTTGCCAATTGGTGCTGCCGTTGGAACTAGTTTGCAGCTTTTTGAAAACATTTATGGATTAAATTTTTCCAGAGCAATATGTCTACACCCATATCTAAATAAGTATTGATAATATTCATTATGGAGTCATTATGTATAATCGAGATAAGATAATTCAAACATTACACAATATTAAAGCTGAAGCTGCGGATATTAAACCTTTTGTAGTTATTGCTCAACCTAGACGCAATAGAGAAGAAACACCAGCACAAACATTTAACGGATATAGTTTATGTCATGTGGCTATCATGGGACATTCACATGGTTATGTTGACTGTGAAAAAATGTTGGTAGATGTTGCTAGAAATTATTTGATAGATTCTGTATTAGATTCTGGTGCAAAATATCTATTCTTTATTGGCGACGATACAGTTGTTCCGTATAATGCGTTTGAAAATCTTCTCAAGACATGCGAAGCAAATCCTGGTCATATCGCTGCTGGTGTGTATTACATTAAGTGCGCTCATGCTATGATCAGCGTTCGTAAAGACAATCATATTATTGTTCCAGATGTATCGCCAGGTCAAGTGTTTGAAGCATGGCAGACTGGTATGGACTGTATGTTGATTCCAGTAGAAACGCTTCGTCGCATGAAGGATGAAGACCCTGATTTGCCATTCTGTTGTATCGCAAACGGTATTGAAGATATTCCATTTGTAGGTGAAGACAATTTCTTTTTACATCGTTGCCGCAAGTCAGATGTAAAAGTGTTTGTGAATACCGATGTTCAGTGTCTTCATATGGATATCGCAACAGGCAAATACACAGCACATCCCTCTGTCAATCTCAATCATTATTTCACAAACATCAAACCAACTGTACCACTAACGATTGAAGATAAGATGTTCATAGATTTTAGATGGACTTCAAGATTACCTGGTGGTATTAATAATCCAACAGAAGGCGCTTCTCGTTGGCTACCAGGAGAAGATATTCCAGAAATTATAAAAGGAATTGAAAATCCTGTTGGTGTAGAAGTTGGCGTTGCTGAAGGAACTACTACGGAATACTTACTACAAACTTTACCGACACTAAGAATGTTCGGCGTTGATTCTTATCCAGTTTATATTGATTGGAATGATACACAACCAGATGGTGATGCTAATAAAGCAGAGATGTTGAGAAAAGTTGATCCGTATATGGAAAGATATAATCACATCTACGAAGATTCCGATGATGCTGTATCAAAGTTTGATGATGAATCCTTAGATTTTATTTTCATTGATGGTCTTCACACATATAATCAAGTTCTAAAAGATTGCCAGAACTACTATCCTAAGGTTAAAAGGGGCGGATTCATTATTGGTCACGATTTCGCTAGGATTCAGGGCGTGAATAAGGCCGTTAGAGAGTTCGCTAATAGTATTGGTAAAGAGATTAAAAACGCAAAACAAGATTTGTGGTATTGGCAGAAAGATTAAGGAGATAGCATGACTGTAGAATTAAAAGGTATATTTACACCACCGGCACCAGAAACAAGAGATATTGCTCATATTGAAGTTGTTCATAATGGAAATACTTATAACTGGATGGTATATACTACACAAGGAGTAGATATTGCCGATTCTCTAGCTTCTATGGAAACTAGAATTTATGCTGAAATAGATTACAAAGAAGCTCAGTGGGCCGCATTGGAACCTAAAACAAGAATCGAGTTTAATCGGATAACAATGGAAGAAACAGTTGTAGACATTGCTAAAGAAGAGGTAGTAAAACCAGATTATCCTGATTACTACGCTCTACGCAGAAATGAATATCCTGTTATGGGAGATCAGTTAGGTGGCATATCAAAAGGCATAGATTCTGCTGAATACCAAGACGTTTTGACTAAGATCCAAGCAGTGAAAGACAAGTATCCGAAGCCGCCATATATATAAATACTCTAAAAGAGGTATATAAATGGCAATTCCATCAAATAGAGACCAGCACAAAGATTGGTGCCTTAGACAACTAGGGCATCCTGTTATCAACATAAACGTGGATGATGACCAGGTAGATGACTGTGTGGATGCGTCTTTACAATACTTTCAAGATTTTCACTTTGATGGAGTCGAGCGTTGGTATCTAAAGCATCAACTTACTGCCGAAGATATGACAAATCAATATATTCCAATTACAGAAAATATCATTGGTGTAACTAGAATATTTCCAATTTCAACAACAAACGCATCGGTTAACATGTTTGACCTTCGATATCAGTTGCGTCTTCATGAGTTGTATGATTTTACTAGCACATCATATGTAAACTATGTTCTAACACAACAGCATATTAGAACATTAGACATGATGTTCTCTGGTGAGCAACCAATTCGATTCAATCGCCACACAAACAAACTTTACCTTGATATGAACTGGGCAATGAATCAAGTAGGAGAATGGTTGGTTATTGAAGGATATATCATCATCAATCCATCTACATATACAGACGTTTGGAATGATCGTATGCTTAAGCGTCTAACGACAGCTTACATTAAGCGTGTTTGGGGCAATAACATGAAGAAGTTTGGCGGAATGCAACTTCCTGGCGGCATCACAATGAATGGTCAACAAATCTATGATGAAGCAACCGCAGAAATTACTGAAGTTGAACAGTTGATTCGTGATACCTACGAAGAACCACCAAACTTCATAATGGGGTAATCAATGGCAACCTCAGTATACTTCAACAACTATTCTCCATCTGTTATAAATGAGAATATGCTCCTTGAAGATTTGATTGTAGAATCAATCCAAATCATGGGGCATGATATCAAGTATCTTCCACGTGAAGTTTACGATCAGGCTGATGACGTTCTTGGTGAAAGCGTCAATTCTAAGTTCACACGCGCGTATGGCATGGAAATGTATTTGGCCAACGTTGAGGGTTACGAAGGCGATGGCGACTTCTTCTCAAAGTTTGGATTAGAAATCCGAGACACATCCAACTTTGTTGTATCTCGCAGAGCGTTTGAGCGATATATGCCTTCCAATATAGCAATAAGACCGCGCGAAGGCGATCTATTATTTGTTCCAGTTCTTAACAAGATTTTTGAAATAAAATTCGTTGAAGAAGAACTAATGTTTTTCTCGCTAGGTAAGAGAGCACCATACATTTACGAATTGCGTTGTGAAGTGTTCCGTTTCAGCAATGAAGATTTCGAAACTGGTGATGAAGTAATTGATGATATGGAACATGCGGCAGCATATACTGTATCTCTCACGCTTGGTACGGGCACAGGAAACTACTTCAAAAACGAAATTGTATATCAAGGCGCAAATCTTGCTTATGCTACCGCATCGGCTGAAGCTAAACACTGGATTCCAGAAACTAAGGTAATTGAAGTTATTAATGTTAAGGGCGAGTTTACAGCAAACGCCAACGTTATAGGCACTCAATCAAATACAACATACAGATTAGCAAGTTCGGACACTCTAGCAGATTTGGTAGATTATGATGATTCCGATAATCGTGTCATTCAAACTGAGGCCGATACGTTTATTGACTTGTCTGAAATCAATCCATTTGGAGTACCGTAATGTTAAGTAATGCTTATTTCTATCATCAGCTAACACGAAAGTATGTTATTCTTTTTGGTAATATGTTCAACAACATTACTATCAAAAGAGTAAACAAAAATAGTGGAGTTGAGATAGAAAGATTTAAGGTTCCTATTGTTTATGCTCCAAAAGAAAAGTACTATGCTCGTCTAAGAGCGGATCCTGATTTGGAAAGACCAGTCCAGGTTATTCTGCCTCGTATGTCTTTTGAGTTGACTAACTTTGCTTATGACTCCTCTAGAAAACAGAACTCTCTATTAAGATCAGGAGTTGCTGCTAATACTGCTACAAGAGGTGCCACACAGTATATGGGTGTGCCCTATGACTTGTCTTTTGATCTACAAATCTACGCTAGAAACGTGGACGATGGAACACATATCATAGAGCAGATTATACCATACTTTAATCCCGACTATACTGTTACCGTTGAAACTATTCCAGCATTAGGATTCAAGAAAGATGTTCCTATTATCCTAAACTCAGTCTCAAACATAATTGAACACGAAGGAAACTTTGATGCTGTTCGTTATGTTTCGTGGACTCTAAACTTTACCATGAAAGCCAATTACTATGGCCCAGTCCAGTTACCAAAAATTATTCGCAAGGTATTTGCCAATATCTATAATGATGAGAGTTTAAAGGCTGGCAATATCGTTAGACTTAATGTCACGCAACCTGCTGGAAATGGCAATTTTAAGCTTGATGATGTTGTTTATCAGGGTTCAAATTATAATACAGCAAATGCTTATGGATATGTGTTAGAGTGGGACAGAAATAACTTAAAACTGGTGTTAGGCGGCGCACAAGGACAATTTGTTGTAAATAATACAATCAGAGCGGTATCAACAAATGCTGTCAGCACAATGTCCAGCTTTGAAGTAACACCTCTCAAGTTGGTTGAAATTAAGATTGAACCAGATCCAATTGATGCTGAACCAACAGAAGATTTTGGATATACTACAACAATTACAGAATGGCCTGAAACAGAATGAAGAATAATGATGTATTAAGCGAAGCACTTGGTATTGAAAACGCAGTAGAGATTATACCGCCAAAAGCACCAGAACCTATCATCAATACTCCACATGAAGATGATGATATCAAGGCCGATTATAATCTTTCGCGTAGAACATTCCGCGATCTTATCAATAAAGGTAATTCCGCAATGGAAAGCCTAACCGATCTTGCTAAAGAATCGGAATCTCCACGCGCGTATGAGGTATTGGCCACTATGATGAGAACCGTCGCTGACACTACCAAAGACCTTTACGATCTACAGAAGAAGACTAAGGATCTAAGAGGCGATAAAAAAGAAGAAACTGCGGTTAATGTAGAGAAAGCTATTTTTGTAGGCACTACTGCCGACTTGCTTAAGAAAATAAAAGAGAATAAGTCAGAGTGACCAAAGGATATAACAATAACCCAAATCTTCCTCGTGAAGATTTTAGACATGCTTTCACTCAAAAAGAAATGGATGAGTTCATAAAGTGTGCGAATGATCCCGTATACTTTGCCATGAACTATATGAAAATCATCAACGTTGACCACGGTCTGATGCCATTTCGCATGTGGGATTTCCAGCAGGACATGTTGATGAAATTCCATACCAATCGCTTCTCCATCTGTAAACTTCCGCGTCAGGTTGGTAAGACAACAACATCTGTTGCTTATTTGCTACACTACATTCTGTTCAACGAAAATGTTAATGTAGCTGTTCTGGCTAACAAGTCGGCAATGGCCCGAGAAATCTTAGGCCGTCTTCAACTTTCTTTTGAATATCTGCCTCGTTTTCTACAGCAAGGCGTAAAAGAATGGAATAAGGGTTCCATTGAGTTGGCTAACGGCTCACGTATCATGGCAGACTCAACGTCTGGTTCATCTGTTCGTGGTCGTTCGTTCAACATCGTATTCTTGGACGAGTTCGCGTTCGTTCCAAACAATATCGCCGAAGCGTTCTTTATGTCTACCTATCCTACGATTTCTTCTGGTCAAAGCACCAAGGTTATCATCGTTTCTACGCCTA